GAAACCGCACTTGCATCTGTGAACCGAGGCCGAACCCGAAGCCTGAAATGATCGTATAGATGCCGTGCTTTGTGGGAATGCTGTCGCCGCTGCCTTTGCCGAGGAAACTAGCCCACTCATTGATCGCGGGCAGCGCTGGTAGTGGGAACAGCCACTCGGATTCGGGAACTTCTAACACGTTAAATGTGACCGACTGGTAAGAACTCTTTTCGTCGTCGTCAAGGTTCATGTCTGCGACGAAGTAATCGTCTAAATCCGCTGCGAAAAACAAATACTCGTTGCTGATGTTTGCGTAGTTGCCTTGCCAATTCGGCGGCGTGCCTCCATTCTCCAGCGCGTGTGCGTCGGCGAAATCCTTTGCTTCTTGCTGCGTTTGAAACGGGCCACCTAGTACCGGATTCCCAACAGTTGTCGATGCTTCGTTTTGATGAAAACGAAAATCAACCGCTTGGTAGAATTTGAATTGGTAAAAGCCGTAGCCGGATTCCGTCGGGTTGTTTTCGAGGCCCACGCCAGTGATCGCCGCCGGAGGCATTCGGCCCCACGCATGCCGAGCGTCAGGCGGGAAAATGCACTCGTTTGTTACGCGAGTGATGTGATTATGATGATGTGTGGAAAACGGCGAGCCCAAAGATTGATCTGTTGGCTTTGACTGTACGGTTATCGGAGTCAACCTCGTTGATCGAGCGACGAACGTTTGCGGGTTTCCCTTAACGATAAACACGCCGTTTTCGAACGCGGAACTAACATTCACTATCGACATGATTTCATCGACTCGCCCGACCGTCGGCGTGCCCCACGAATACGGAACATCAGGTGACCACGTGCATTGACGGTTGGCGTAACCGCCAAGAATATCGTCTTGAAAGATGTCGTGCACCGCAGTGGAAACGAATCCCACATCGTCTAACGTCGCCAGAATGCGAGCTCCGTTGTAATTTGCTTGGCATCCGTCCGCCTCGTAGACGTCTGGAATTGTCGGGTCTCCATCAGGTGACTCATGCGACCCCAGAACAATCGACCATCCCCCAGCCGAGCCATCCGTGTACACCAATTCGGACTGCGGAAACTCATCTAGCTTGATTGGAGCGTATCCGATCGTGGAGTTGTACTTCCGCACAAACCAGACTGTTGGTGTGTAGGTGAATCCAGCCGGGGAAACCTTGCTCAGCGTAATCGGCAGTCGTTCCTGCGTGTCGTACATAAACCCCACAGTCGACGGATTAGGTGCAACGGGCAGGCTGTCGAATGTCCAGTGCTCGTCAGGCCCAGTGTTGTAAGCTTCCGACGTGTTGTCGATCGGTGCCCCGGTCACGACGTGTTCTGCGTTGCCGGAGATTCCGCCAGTAATGTAAGCGCCAAGCGATGCAATCGCCGCGGGCGGATACGCGACAACTCCGCTGAATGTGCGATTGAAGTAGCTTTTCGTGACGCTTGCACCAAGATTGCAGTCTGGCGGAAATTGAAACTCGCCGAACGTGATTGAAAAACTCGGTGGCGTGATGTATCGACCGTCGTCAAGAATTGCATCGGTTGAAACCGTGGAAACGGTTTGGTCCGGCCATTCCAGAAGCGACGTGTATCGCAATGATCTTGAATTCGCGTTGAAGAATCCCACGCCCGTGTTTCCGCCCGGCCCGAATGACCGCGCGCCACCGGGCAGCGTCTTTGGCCCAGTCGGGTATCCGTCCAAAGCGACCGTGTAACTGCTGCCGAGCAGGTCAGCCAGCGGGTTTTCCGCCAGTTGGAAGTTCACAGCGTCGAACTCGAATATGCGTGGATCTTCTGTTCGCATCCACATTTGAAGGCAGTTTTTCACACCACAACAACATGACATCATCGGCATCAGACAATCTCCAATTCAAACGCAGTTTCCATCGCGCCAAAATTCGGGGCGCACTTGCGGCATTTTTTGACAGCCGCAAGGTTGTTGAGAATCGTCTGATTGTTTCTCGCTCGACCCGTGGATCGCAGCGGAACGATCCCATGCGACAAACTGCCCTGATGCAGTCGCCGTCGCCCCAGAATCTCACGATGATCGATGATCTTGCGGCTGAACTTGCGAGCGCGTGCGTCGAATTCGAAATCGCCGCCGCTGAACATATTGCAGAATCCATTCAGCGATTGAAAGAAATCTAGCCTGACCAGCCGCATGGAATTGACGCCGCTGCCGTCTGGGACGCACGAATAAATGCGGCCCGGAAATAGCAACGGTTCGTTCGCCAATCGTCTCCGCATGTCCTCGTCTGGGCCGTCGCAAAACTGTTCCATGCCTGACGAAATCATCACCGAGCGCGATTGCTGGAGCACGCTGACTTGCCGCCACAGCCGATCAGACAGACTGATGTCATCGGCGTCATTCAATGCCAGATAATCCGTGCGGCAATGCCCATGTCTGACCAGTGCGTTCGTCAGTCGGTACGGGCCTCGTCCGGGTGGCTTGTTGGTGCGATAGCGGATAATTTCGGCCGACGTGTTTTGCAATGCAGGTAGCGGTGGAAACTCGCAGGCGTCCGCGATCACGTGAATGATCGGCGTGCAATGATTCTGATGCAGCAGGCCTTCAACGCATTCCGCCAGCCATTGCGAATCGCCCGACCAGAACGGAACGACAACGTCGACGCGGTACGGTTCTGACGGTGCAACAGGATCGGGCATCGATCGTTGCTGCTGATTCCGGCGTAAAGTTTTTGGGCTTTGGATTCTCATTCGCTGATCGCTGGCCACTCCCACGCTGACGCATCGCAATCGGTTTTGTACGGCACCCAGTAGCCCGCCTGAAATTCGATTCCGATCAGTGTGTTTGCCGCGATGTCGATCTCGCGAAAGTCGTTGACGACGGGCACGGTGATCAGAGCGTTTGCCGCGTCGCGAGTCTGAACCAGTCGACCGCAGGCGTTGCGTTTTAAGATCCACACGTCGGCCACTGCGAGGATTCCAATGTCGGCGTCTGTGACGGCGGTGGTTGCGTCAACGCCCAGCGTGGCCACTGTGGATGTGGCGGCTGTGATCGTGGTGACGAGCGGCACGCCGTCTACGCCAGCGCCGCAGATGATTACAGTGTAGTCGTCGATGTACCCCGACAGATCAACGGACGTCGTCAACTGATCACTGTCCGCGTCAATCGTGCCAGTCGCGTAGATGGCTGGCGACGCTGGCAAGTCTTCGACTAAAACCGCGAAGTGCCGTGACTCACCACCAGCAAATCGGACGACACACATCTGCTCACCAGTCTCCTCGGGAGCGTACAGAATTTGGATCGGCCCGCCCGTTCCGGATCCCAAAACGTACTCACCCTCGACTGCGTCTGCATGCGTGTCGTCAGTGTCTGCAATATCGACCAGCGCCATGCAGACGCCAGACACCTGCATCTGCACGATCTCGCCATCTGCTGCAGGCTCTTTCAGGATTCCGAAATGCCCCGTCGCTGGCTCGACTCCCAGCAGCCAGATGATTTCATCATTGATGTCGGTGACCGCGCTTCCGCTGATCTCTAATATCTCGCCGGATTTCCGTGAGGCTCCGGAGTTATTTACAACGCGAATTATGTCGGTCGACCGTGGGCGAATCGGCGGCTGTGGTTTGGTGCCGAAGCGTGCATCAGCCCACGCCTGCCCTGCGTCAACCATGTTGTTCCACACGGTGGCGGGTGGCGGCCGAAACTGCTGGCCGGATGTGGTTTTGCTATCGCTAAACGACATGAGTTAACCGAATCCCAAAGAGACAGCCATCGGAATTTGTTCATACACTCGATCGACGTACACGTACTGCGGAACACGCGTTGGCTTGTCATCGCCTTCGACGACTGTGATCGTGTCCTGATAACGAATCCACGCGACTTCCCAACCCTCCTTGTCGACGCCCCCGATGTTGCCGATGTTTAGGCCGCTTTCATTCGCCGCCATAGCAAACTGATACGACACGACTGATTCAGAATTTGTTCCGTCTCCACCACGAGCGCCAAGAAACAATACCTGACCCGGCGCGAACGTGAGGAACGAATCGTTGTTTACGGTCCCCGTAATGTCGCTTAAATATTTTGCTTGCGACAACGTGATCGCCCCTTCGGGATAACGATACGTCACGTTGACTCGCATCGCAGGAACGACGATCTCAACGCCCTTGACCTCGTTGCCATCGACGGCAATCGCCCCTTGCTGATCCGGTGCAGAACCGGCAGGGTATCGCGAAACTTCTTGCCGTGCCTGCGTGATTTTGACCGTGCCGCCAGTAGTGTCAAAATCCCACGACCATTCGCCTGTGTCGTTGATGTCTTTGGCGTACGGAATTTCGACATCCCACTGGTTGTACGCAGTGCGGTTCAGTTCCAAATCTTGGCGATAAAGAATGCCCCAATTTGTCGTGACAAGATTCGGAGTGCCGCCCATCACGTAGGACGTCGCCACGTTCTGATCGTCTGTGCCTATCAATCGGAATCGATGGTTTTCCGTCGGTGGAACTGCTGTCGTGCTGATCCCGTCCGGAATTATGATGAGTCGAATCGTCATGCTATGGATGTTTCAGAATTGTTTTCTTGGTTGCTGCCAACTGCGCCGCTGCCTGAGCTTTCTGAGCTGCCGTCTGTTTGCCGATCGCTGAGTTCGTGCCCATCAATGCCTTGAATGTTTTGTCTCCACCGCTGCCAGCAGTCTTGCCTAATGCCATCAAGCTCCGACCGCTGAACGTAGCCGCAGACGACCCGCCAGAAGTAACCTTGAAACCGCGTTTAGCATTGTCGCTGCTGACGTCTGGTTCCGCTGTGCCTGATAGTTTTTTCTTCTCGTCTCGGATTTGTTTTTCGAGGCGTGCGATCGCCGCGTCCTCGGGGGTCCAGTCAGCGTTCGCCCCCACCTCCGCCTTGCCCATCTGCTTCCATTTGTGTTGCAGTGCGACCCACCCCGCATTCTCCTCTTTGTCGGCTTCAGCTTCCCGCATGTCCGCTTCTTTGTCGACTTGTTTGTCGGCTTCTTTCTGCGCAACAGCGTCTTCCTGCTCGCCTTTGGCCTTGGCGATTGCAGCGCGTTTCGCATGCCGAGCTTCGAGCTCCTGCTCCAGTCGTGACAACTCATCGCGAGCGTCTTGTTTCATCTGTGTGGTATCAATGCCGAGTGTGATATGGAGTTCTTCCGAGAGTAGACTTTTCATGCCACCCCACGTCGCCCACGTCGAGCGGACGGCCGCAAACGGATCCGACAGCGCGTCTGCAATTGTGTTGACGGCCTTCCAGGTTGTCGACAGTAGATTTTGGAAAAACTTTTTCGTCGACTCCCAAACTTGTTTCCAAAACATAACCCACAATTCACCCATCGCTTCGATGCCCTCAGCTAACGCAAGCTTTACGCCTGCCATAGCCGCCCGGAATGCGATGTCATAATCTCCGCCTGACAGTGCAGACATTAGCACTGAGCCAACCCGCCTAGCGACGATCATCAGTTCATTGAGCATGTTTTTTCCGACGCCCCAGGCTGCTGTAAAATCAATGGCCTTGGCTGTTGCCACCAGCGCCGCTGCACTTAGCGCCGCAATCGCGATCGTCGCGATCGAAATCGGAGAAGAGATGACGCCCATGGCCGCCCCGATGGCCGCTGCTGCCACTGTCCACGCTGCAGACAGCACGCCAGCTGCTGCAGCAAGCACGCCAGTGGAAACAGTTGCTGCTACTGCAGATCCGGACAACGTCAGCAAGCCACCAGATGCCACACCGCTGGTGACAATCATTCCGGCTTCAGCGCCAGTCAGCGCGAGGACCGAACCAGTAAACGGAATCATAGCCGTGGTTGCTGCTGTCGTAGCGATCGCCAGCGACGACACCGCCGTCGCCGCACTGAACGTAATGGCAGCGTACGGTACTAGCGCGGTAGTCGCTGCGCCCTGTGCCGTGGTCATCCCGGCAACAACAAACGCCCCGGCCGCAACCGCTGTGGCGAAGCCCGCCTGCATGAATGTGGCAACGCCAACAATGGCGGCACGGAACGCATTAAATACGGCAAGCGTGCCGCTGACTCCCAGTTTGATAGCTCCAAGCACACCGATCGCGAAACCCATTCCGATGGCCGCGATTTTAGCCGACACACCCAGAGCGATCAGGGCAACGCCAGCCGCTCCAATGCCTGCAGTGATTGACGCAAACGTCGTGACCAGTTCTTTGTTTCTTCCAATCCATTCGGTCGCCTTGCCGAGTACGGCTGTAATTGATTTCACGATTCCGGCCAGTGACCCTGCCAGCGCTTCGCCGATTGCAATCTGTAGCACATCAGCGGCTGACATGAGGATACGAAATGATCCGCCGAGTCCTGAATCCATTTGCTCGGCAGTTGCTGCAGAGATGCCTTGAGCCTTGAGCAAGGACGCTGAGAATTCTGAGGTCGACTGACCTGTCTTAGTCAGCACGGAGGACGCCGTGATCCCCAGCAGACCGAACGCCTGAGACATCTTTTGCACGCGGTCGACGTCCGTCATTTTTGCAGTCGATTCGCCGATCTCATCCATGATCTGGATCAGCGGTTTGATTTTGCCCTGCGCGTCTGCGTTCATCACGCCGAATAACGTCTTGAGTTCTTTGCCGCTCGCCGCTGAAATGATCCCTAGGCGTCGCAGTGCCGTGCCTGCGTTGCTGCCTTGGATGCCGACGTTTCCGAGACTCCCGAGGATAGCCACTGTGTCCTCAAACGACATCCCCAAATCTTTAGCGACCGGACCTGCATAAGACAGCGATTCGCCTAGGCCTTCGACCGTATTAAATGTCGAGTTCGCCGCCATCGTTAGCACGTCAGCCACGCGGGCCGCTTCGCCTGCGTCCAGAGCAAACTGCCGCAGTGTTGCGGAGACGATCCCGGCAGACAGAGAGGCGTCTGTCCCGGTTGCTCTCGCGAGATTCATCACCGACTCTGTCATGCGGTCGATGTCGTCCGTTTTGAATCCAGCACGCCCAAGCTCGGTCATCAGTTCGGCGACTTGGATCGCCGTGAAACTGGTAGTGCGTCCCAGCTCTTTCGCTTTTTCGGTTAGCCGATCAAAGTCGTCGCCGTTCGCGTTCGTGACTGCTTTCAAGGCCCGCATCGCGTCATCGAATTGCGCGAATTTCGCAATCGCAAAACCGATCGGCGTAGCAATAGCTGCCGACATGGCAACCATCTTGGTTCCCAGTGACATCATGTCCGCGCCAAACTGATTCACCCGCTGTTTTGCTTTTTGCAAATCACGGGTGAGCTTATCTCGCATGTAGAGCGAGACATACGCACGGCCCGCCATCACGTCAGCACGTGCCATCTGTTACCTCACTTTCGGCAGTCCGGGGTTTTCGTTTCTCAGTCGTTCAGATTCCGCTTCAACTTGCGCCTGCAGCTCGGGGTCAAGCTGCACTGGCCCGCCGCTGCCTGTCTCTGTCATTTCGCCGTAGAGCAAATATTCTTCCCAGTCGATTTCGCCGATGCCCCAAACCAACGTCGCCAGCTCCAACTGCTCACGTCGTTTGTTTTTGACTTTGCCTTCAGCCATTCGCCAAAGTACGTTTAGTGTCTTGCCCCGTGGCTCGATCCCGACGACACCAGCAAATTGAAAACAAGCTTCAACGGCGCTCATGCCATCAATTATGTAGACGCAATCTCTGCCGCCGTACTCGACGTGCCACGTTGCAAAACTGTCTGGCTCAGACTCTGCATCGCTCGCTCGATCTCCTGATCCGCCACCTCGCTGATCCGCTGCATCGTCGCTGGATTGTCCAGCAATTTCTGAAGTTTCTCTGTAGTCAATTCGTCCGTCTCGGTGCCCATTTTTTCGTATCCGGCCAGCACCCCTGCAACGTGAGACGCTCGCCCAGTCGGGAAAAAACTTACGATGGCCTCCGAGACTGCGGACAGCATTGCATCCGGGGGAAACGGCAAGGCCTTCGCGAAATCAGTCGGCGATAGATCCCGAGCCTTGATCTGTTCCGAGCACATCAGATGCAGGACCGACACTAGGGTCATCGGGTTTGATCTCAATTTCAACATCGGATCGGTCTCTAAGTTTGCGAGTTCGACCTGATGTTTTTCCTGCACTTCCATCGCTATAACTGGATCGAGATTCACGCTCCAGCTTTGCCCGCTCTTGTCCTCGAACTGTGCCATTTTCTGTTTCTGGTTTGAGAAGTTTAGAGGCTATCAACTTTTTACGAATCGACTGCAAACGGTCAGGTTTGATCCCGTCCGTATTGCCAGCCAATACACGCTGTTCATCTGATTTCAATCGCACGGTCGAACCTCCGTTATGGTGAAGCGTCTTGCACGCCAACGACCTTCAGCGTCCACGCTTGCGTAGTGCTTGAGCTGCCTTGAGTGGCGAGTAAATACGTGACGGGATTGCCAGTGAACGGGTTCGCCGAACCTCCTGTAATGTCCCACACCTGCAGGACGTTTGTGACGAGGTCAAGTTCCGCGATCTCAGCATCCCCGACGTCGTTCAGCTGCACGTGCGCGGCTGTTCTCAGCGTCGTGTCCGTAGTCTCAACCACGACTGCAATCAGTTTCGCGTTGTCGCCGTCGATCACTAGGTTGATTGATTTGTGGACAACTGCCGTGATTGCTGTATCTGCTGCAGGCAGGTCGTCACCGCTGCCGAGATCAATCGGCACGCTGTTGGTCGACACGGTGCCTACAGTCACCTTGTACTGCACGCCACCGGCCCAGTAGATGTCGACGATTTGCCCGGTAGTGATTCCGTGACTGGCAGCCATCGTGAGCGTGCCAGTGTTGTCATCAGTCCGGGTCGTCAGCGTGCCCACCTTGGCGATTGCCAGTGAGTCCTCAAGGCCGATTGACCCGGAGTTCGTGCGGACGACAGGCGGTGACTGGATGATGATTCCGCCCCCGCTGATTGTCTGTGAGTGTGTGATAGATGCCATCTGATAACCTCAGTGCGGTGTGTGATGTGGACTGGAAACTATGCGTTCAAGATCGGCTCGCGGTCACTGCTGGACACGACCTCAACTTTGAAATCGATCGTCGCTTCGCCTTTCAGCGGGCTGCCCTGTGTTACGCTCAACACGCAGTCACAGTCAAACCCTAGCAATCCACTGCCCCGCACATATTTGATGGCAATTGCAGCGCCTGTCGCAGCTGCTGCCAGCAATGCGACGATTGCACTGCTGTCATCCGCGACAATCATGTTCCAGGTGATCGACGGCGTCAGCGCAGTCGACTCGCCGGTGTTGATAGGGACGGCGGTGCCTGCCCCCGCTGCTGTGGTCGATCCAGTCTCGACGCTGATTTCGTAAGACACGTCGACGCGAGCGCTGATTCGGGTGGTCGCCTCCGAGCCTTTTGTTCCGTAAAACAAACCGCCCTGGTAGCCCATTAATTTAGCCATGATCGTCTCTTCCTTTTACTCGCCGATTGAACCGGCAAATGAGTTTGCAAATCGGTCTGTGTTTGCCGTGAGTGCTGGCCCTGATGTTGGCCGCTCTTTGAATCGTTGTCCGCCGCGTGCTTTTCCGAACTCATGAAGTTCCATCGACTTGCCGACGAAGGAATGACGCGGGCCAATCAGTGCTGTCTCTTTATCTGCAGCGACGAAAATTGAGTTTTTTACGTTGCTTCTTTTGCCGCGAGTCGCGACGGGATCACCGACAGCAGACGAATTCCGTTGTCGCTTGATCGACTGGCGAATGTATTTCCGAATCGAAAACGCAGCGTGCCGAATGTTGCGAAACACTGATTTGTCTGCCGCTTTTCGGATCCGGTCAAACCGTGTTTCAGTTGTCGTTCGTGAACCGATCATCCGTTGGCCCTCGACACGTCAAACCGCACGCGAATCACGCCCAGAAAATTGCCTTGTCTCAGCCTGCCGTAATCGCAATACGTTCTGACAGATGTCTCCATCCAGTTCGCAGAGATCCCTGCGGCCAGTTCGATTGCCGTGATTCGGTCGGCAGTCATTGTTTCGTAAAGTTGCTCAACCAAACGGACGAGCGGGTCGATTGCCGTGTTGCTTATTCGTCCTGTCGATGCGCCCGGCCTTGCCCGGTCTGCATGGCCGAACCGTTTGCGGACGGAGATATCGACGGCTGGCGTTGTGTCGATCGTGCCGTACGAATCGAGTTCGATTTCGTCTCCTGCAGCGTCAGCACTGGAGACGTAAACGACATCAACAGCCAAGGATTTCAGGTCGCTGAAATCATCATCCCAGTCCGGGTACGATCGCTCGG